AAAAACCTCCTATTTTTTGTTTTTGTCTGCCGCTTCTGCCTTTTGCAGAATTTTGGCATAGTCCGCAATACGAGCCTGATTTTCCGGAGAGAGTTCCGCCCAGTTGGATATCATTTCCATGTCCCCGCGGCTGAGCAGATCAATTATTTTTGGAACTTCAAAGGAAGTGCCCTCGTAAGTGCGGTATTTTGTACGACCTAAGATGTAGTCAGTAGAAACCCCAAAGATATCCGCCAGCTGAACAAGTAGATCGCCGGATAGCTGCAAGGAGCCGTTTTCATATTTGGAAATTGCTGAATCTTTTACTTTAAGGCGCTGACCTAATTCAGCCTGAGTCCAACCGCGCTCTTGTCGTAAAACTTTGATGTTGTTGATAGTAGACCCCTCCTTTCTGGTTGGATTATATCACTTTCCACCGTGGAAAGTAACCACATTAACATTATTTTCTGAAATAGAAAATTAACTATTGACATTTTCCAAAATAGAAGATATATTATAACCATAAAGTTTCCAAAATGGAAGAAAGGAGTGAAGCAGATGTACGAAGATTTACGCAAGATACGAACCGAACGCGGTATCCGTTTAAAGGAATGTGCCGACGTTATAGGCGTTCAGGAGGCTTGCTACTGTAAAAAGGAACTCGGCGACCTTAAATTTTCCTTAGAGGAAGCAAAGGCGCTGGCAGAATTTTTTAAACTGCCCGTCGAAGTGCTTTTTTTTAAAGAGAAATCTTCCAAAATGGAAAGATAGGTTATTTTACAATTATATTTTGCCACATGGAGGAAAAAAATAAATGCAAAGCCGAGTAACAAAAGCGGCGGGCAACAGGTACTGCCAGGCACGACTGAAAGCGGCAAAGTACAACGAAAAGCTCTTGACGAGAGCCGGAGCTGTTGACTACTTGCCAGGGGTTACAGAGGACAGCCTGAAAAAGTACGAGCTGGACATAACGAAAACCCCAAACACGGTTGTGGCACTTATGGCTGACGCATACGCGGAGCCGGAATTGAGAGCCTGGTATTGTGCTAATGAGTGCCCGTTAGGAAAAGACAGAATCGCAGAGATCAGCGACATGCCGCCAGAAAGATGCGTGCTCCGAATGAGGAGACACATGGACGACATGCAAGACGCCCTCACAGAATTTGCAGAGATTGTTGAGGACGGGGTAATAACACCGGAGGAGCTTGAAATGGTACCGGAAATAAAAAGACGGTTTACAGAAGCCCGGCAAAAGGTTGATGAAATGCTGGCCGCCATAGAAAAGATTGAAGCCCGCAAAGGGTATCCGGATTGAGAAAAGAGGTGCAGGAGCATGGGAAGAACGGCAGCAGCTACAAAAGAACCACCTAAGTTTTTGAGAGTGGCAGACGTGGCAGCCATGCTGGATATATCAGAAAGCCACGCATACAAGATTATGCGACAGCTAAATAAAGAGCTGGAAGCAAAAGGCAAGATTGTAACAGCCGGCCGAGTATCCAGGAGGTACCTGGAAGAAAGGATGTATTGATGGCAGATAACACATGGAAGTTTTTAGAGCACCAGGAAAGCAACCCGGAAGCATTGAAGCAGGCAGTTGATACTCTGATCGGGTACACAAAGAAAAAGGGATTTGCAGGAGCTGAAAACGCACAGCTGGACAGCCTGGAACTTGTAAAACATGTCATTATATGCGAGGCCGCGGCGCTGGTATTAAGCGACGACTGGCAGGCATTTATGAAATACAGAAAAGCAGGAGGCAAGGAAGATGGAGAAAACAAACGTAATTAAGCTCAAATATTTAAGAGCCGGACAGCCATCCGGAAGAGAGTACACATTTTACACACCGGCACCGGTTGAGGTTGGCGACATTGTGGACATTGCAGTGGTAAGCCCGGACAACACAAGCCAGGGAATGGTCACAGCGGTAAACGTACCACTGGAAGAGATTGAGGCATTTAAGGACAGAGCCAAGACGATCATCGGAAAGGCAGCGCCAAAAGCAGAAGCTGAGGAACCGGAGCAGAAAACGCTGCTGGATGTATAAGGAGGAGCAACATGACAAGAAAAACAGTAATGCACAGAGAAACAGAGGTTTTTGTGGTTGAGGAAAGGCTGGCACCAAGAAAGGAAGCCATCAAGCGCCGCGTAAAGCTGGAAAGATGTATTGCGGCAGGCATTAACCTGGGAGCAATGATCCTGACCGGGGGCGCGCTGGTAAAGATCGGGCTTATGGTGTTTGCAGTGATGGACAGCAGAACCGGAGGCCTGGGCGGCGAGGTTTTAGTATTTCCGGCACTGGCAATGATGTTTTTATGGGGCCGTGAAATTGGCCTGAGAGAAGCAAGACAGGAGGCAGAAGCTATTGAGGACAATGGAGGAGAGTATTGAGCAGAAAGCGCAGGAACGCGCAGACAGAAAGCTGCAGTACATAATAGGCAGATACGGGGATGCGAACGGAGAACGCCGCAAACCATATTACAGAGAGCAGCTGATCCAGGAAGCAAAGGCAGCGTTGAGCTGGGAAGTTTTTAGCCTTGCTTTTATGGAATTGTGCAAAGAAAATGCCCCGGTGACACCGACCAAAGCGTCCGAGGCATGAAACCCGCAGTTATCAAATAACCGCTTGTGCTTATTATAGCATGAGAGAAAGGAATCGTAAATGAGCAAAATTATTAAGGTTAGCACAGATTTAGAAGTTACTGTACATGATTTTCCACAGGGAAACATGAGAGAACAAAATCGAGCATTGTATGAGCTGATCGGGAACGGGTGCGACATGATCGAGCACGTTATGCCGGTAAGACTGTACAACGAGCTGGGACACAGCAACCACGTAAAAAGAAGCAATAGCAAGTGCGTGAGCATGTTGATCGACGAGGAGGGACTGCTCAAGGACAATGAGGTAAACCTGATCGGCAGCTATTTGTACGGAGTTGACCAGCATGGCCAGCGGATTGTTGGGAACGTGCTTTTTGTTACGGATGTGTACGAGGGCGACGGGATCAGGTTCACAGGCATTGAGCCGGAGACATTTGAAAAGCTGCATGAACAACTGAAAAATATGGCGGTGGCCATGAAAGCGACCGTGCAGAGCATGAAAGGAGCTAAGGCATGAAGATATTGAAAATGAGACTGGAAAACTTCCAGGGCGTGAAAGAACTGGAAATTGACCCGCAGGGCGAAAGCAGCGCGATCTATGGCGATAACGGAACCGGCAAGAGCACCGTATACAATGCCTTTACCTGGCTGATGTACGGCAAGCCGAGCACCACAGAAAAGAACTACACACCAAAAACCACCGGCAGCCATAACCTGCACCATAGCGTGGAAATGACCGTGGAACTGGCAGACGGTTCAGAAATGGCACTGAAAAAAGATTACCACGAAGTTTACAAGACCATTAAAGGAAACCCGCAGCCAGTGTTATCCGGACACACAACAGATTACAGCATGGACGGGGTACCGGTAAGCGAAACCCAGTTTAAAAAGAATCTGCTGGAAATTTACCATGATGAAGAACTGGCAAAGATGCTGACCTCTTACAACTACTTTTTGGAAAACATGAAAGTAGCAGACCGCCGCAAAATCCTGTTACAGGTGTGTGGGGATGCGGATTTTAATGAGGTTATTGAGAGCCAGGGCGACCTGTTGAGAGAACTTCCGGAAATGCTCCGCAAGCCTGGAAAGGCAGAAAATTATTATACCGTGGACGAATACAGAGCCATTGCTGCAAAGGAAAAGAACCTGACAGACAAAGAACTGGACGACATCCCGCAGCGTATTGACGAGGCAGAGAAAGCAAAGCCGGACGTTACGGGCCTGGATGCACAAACCATTGACAACACCATGGCAGAGATTAAAGAGAAGCGCAGGGAACTGGAAAGCCAGAGGGCTGCCAGAGAATCCGGAGCAACAACAACCATCCGACAGCAGATCGCAGAACTGGAAAGCCAGAGAGCTGCCGGAGAGGCCAAACATGCGAGAGCAGAAGCCGAGGCAAACAAAGGAGCCTACGAGCGGATCAGCAACCTCCGCTATATGGCAAGTACCATTGAAACGGATATCATGCACACCGAGCAGGACAAGCGCGAGCATGAAAACGAAATCCAGCGCCTGAACCGCAGAAGAGAGCAGCTCCTGGCGGAGTGGAATGAGGAAAATGAAAAGGAATGGACCGGATCGGAGATTTGCCCGACATGCGGCCAGCAGCTTCCGGCAGAACAAATTGAGGAAGCAAAGGAAAACTTCAATACAGCCAAGGCACAGAACCTGGAAACAATCAACAAGCGCGGCATGACAGAGTGCAGCAGCGGAATGATTAAGAAAGAGCAGGACGAAATTGAAGCCCTGGACGCTCGCCTGGTGGAACTGAAAGAGAAGAAAGCAGAAACAGCGAAGAACCTGGCAACAGCTGAAAAAGCGGTACTTGCAACAACGGACTATAAGGACACAGCAGAGTACAGACAGTTTACAGAGCAGATTGAGAGCCTGCAGGAAAAACTGAAAGATGCCAGAGCGGCAGCTGCTGAGGCAGACAATGTGCTGAGCGGACAGCTGAAAGAACTGGACGCTCGCCTGGAAGCTGAACAGAGCAAAAAGGCACAGCTGGCAATGATTAAGAAACAGGACGAGAGAATCACCCAGCTGGAAAAGAAAGAGGAGGAACTGGCAGCGAAATATGAGCAGCTTCAGAAAGGCATTTACCTTTGCGAGCAGTTTGTAAAAGCGAAAACAAAGCTCCTGGACGAGAAAATCAACAGCCGCTTTAAAACCTTGCGTTTCCGGTTGTTTATCGAACAGCAGAACGGCGGCATTGCAGACGATTGTGAGGCCCTGGTACCTTGTAAAACTGGCCTGGTGCCATTTAAGAGCGCGAACAACGCAGCACGTATCAATGCAGGCCTGGAACTGATTGACACGTTGGCCGAGTATTACGGCGTAGAGCTTCCGGTCTTTGTGGACAATGCAGAGTCTGTTACAAAGCTGACACAGACACAGACACAGGTTATCCGCCTGGTGGTATCCGAACCAGACAAGACCCTGAGATTTGAGAGAGGAGACAAGTGAGCATGACAAGAGTACACCCGCAGTTTTTAATGAATGGTTTTAAGAAAGCCGTAGAAAAGCAGGATTTTGGAGAGTTTAACAAGGAATTAACTAACGGCATGAATTACTGGACAAACCTGTTTAATACAGAGGTTGGAGCACTGGATCCGGACGAGGCACCGCTGATCATTGCCGCACTGGAAGAACTGGCGAGCACCTACAAGAAAACGGTACCTGGCGCAGGAAATATTGCAGATACTTTCCGCAAGAACACGAAAAGCATTGTGTTTATGACGAAAGTACCGAAAGGTAACTAATGGACGGCGAAATTTTTACAATCCGTGCCCGCAGGTGTAAGCGGTGCGGCAGACTCCTGACCAGCGCGGAAGCAGTAGAAAAAGGGTATGGTTGCCAGTGCGCTGCAAAGGCACAAGCTGAGGAAGATGAAAAGAAACCGATACCCGGACAAATGACCTTTGACGATTTATTTAAGAATATGGAGGAGTAGAACATGGCAAACGAAATGACAGTACAGAAAACGGAGAGCCTGAGCAACAGCGAGGCATTTACAAACAAGGTTTTAAAGGAGTTCGGTAGCAATGTGGCCGGAAACATTCAGGTAACTGATTACCAGAGACAGCTGATCCAGGGATATTTTATCGCAACTGACAGAGCATTAAAGATGGCCGAGGAGAAGCGCGTAAGCAAGAATGAAAACAACAAGGATCATAAGTGGGACAATCCGGATCCGATCAACTGGAACACGGTAGACCTGAACGCCCTGGCATTGGATGTTGTGCACTATGCTCGTATGGGCCTGGACATGATGCAGGACAATCACCTGAGCGCTATCCCGTTTAAAGATAACAATCGCTTATCCAGAACCGGCACAAAGATGTACGTGGTCAACCTGATGCCTGGATATAACGGAATCCAGTATATTGCTGAAAAGTACGCGCTGGAAAAGCCGGTATCCGTTACCGTAGAGCTGGTTTACAGCACAGACACCTTTAAGCCACTGAAAAAGAACAGAGAAAACCGCGTTGAAAGCTATGATTTTGAGATTAACAACGCATTTGACCGCGGGGAGATCGTTGGAGGATTTGGCTATATTGAGTATACGGAGCCGACCAAGAACAAGCTGATCATCATGACCATAAAAGATATTTTAAAACGTAAGCCGGACAAGGCTTCCGGAGAATTTTGGGGAGGTAAGAAAACAGCCTGGGAGAAAGGCCAGAAAGTGGAAGTTGAAACAGAGGGCTGGTTTGAAGAAATGTGTCTCAAGACCGTAAAGCGTGAGGTTTACAGTGCCAAGAACATGCCAAGGGACCCGAAAAAGATTGACGACGCCTATGAGTACATGCGTATGCAGGAGATCAGACTGGCACAGATGGAAACCCAGGAAGTGATCGACGCAGAAGCAAACCAGGTTGTAATTGACACGGAAGCCCAGGAGACACCGCAGAAGCCCGCACAGCCGGCCTTTTTGACCGACGACGGAGGGCAGCAGGCTCTTGACCTGGGAAGCCCAGCAAAGCCGCAGGCGCAGCCACAGCCTGCACGTAACACCACGGCAGCGCGTAGCACAGCAACCCGCGCAGCAGGACCGACGTTTTAATGCTGATTAACCCTATTGCATCCGGCAGCAGCGGCAACGCCTATTGCATAAGCGACGGGCAAAGCAGTTTGTTGTTGGATGCGGGGATCCCACTGGCACAGATACAAGCCGGATGTGGTTATAAGGTGTCACAGTTGAGTGGCTGTCTTGTGACACATGGCCACGGGGATCATGTGAAAGCTGCAAAGGCCCTGGCTCGCATGGGCGTGAATATTTACACCAGCCAGGGAACAGCAGACATGGCAAACCTAACCGGGCACCGAATTTGCACGGTGCGAGCACTGGAAAGCTTCCATGCAGGCACATTTGAGGTACTTCCCTTTGATGTTGAGCACGACGTACCGGAGCCGCTGGGCTTCCTGATCCGGAGCACAGTGACCGGGGAAAAGGTACTTTACTTTACTGATACGGTTTACATCAAATATACCTTTATAGGCTTGACTCACATAATGATGGAAGCCAATTACGACCCTGAGACAATGGAGCAGAACGTAAAAGAGGGCCGCGTACATGCTGCCAGAGCCAAAAGAACCATAGGCTCGCACATGAGCATTGAAACAGTTATAAAAACGCTGGAATCGTTTGATTTAAGCAGGCTGCAGCAGGTTTACCTGTTACACCTGAGCAATGACAACAGCCAGGCCGCAGATTTCAAGCGGCGCGTGCAGGCCCTGACAGGCAAAGAAGTGTACTTGTGCTAAAGGAGGTCTGAACAAATGGCAAGAGCAAGGAACATAAAACCCGGATTTTTCGACAATGAAATCCTGGGAGAACTGCCAGCATTAACCCGGTTGTTATTTATAGGGTTGTGGTGCCTGGCGGACCGTGAGGGGCGTTTACAGGACCGCCCCAAGCGGATAAAAAAGGAGCTGCTGGGCTATGATGATGTGACTGCAGATGATGTTGACACCATGCTGCAGCAGCTGAATGACAACGGATTTATACAGCGATACGAGATCGCAGGAGAGAAATACATACAGGTAATAAACTTCTTGAAACACCAGAATCCGCACTGTAAAGAGCAGGCCAGTGTAATACCTGCACCCGGCGAGGATATGGGCCTAGGCGTTGTGGCAGGAATCCACGTAAAAGG